ACATCACTTTGTTTGATTAGCTTCTTCTTTTCGCCTTGCTGTTTGAAGTAATCGCCAACTTGACCAATCAACCCAGACGCAACTTGATATGGTGCAGCTGCCGCCGCGCCACCTGCTGCCGCCGCCCCAGAATAGTCTGGGGTTCGATAACCAGAAACCGGTACTTGTCCTGCTACTAATGCCATAATTATATTAAACTGGTGTTGCTCGTGGTACGCCACCGAATAGATTGCTTAATCCCATGCCTGCTGAAAGCCCAAGGCCGCCAAGTCCAGTTGCACCTGCGGCCCCTCCTGCTAGACCAGTAAGTCCAAGTCCAGCGGAAAGACCTCCAGTAAACGGAATTGCAGCAAGACCAACAAGGTTCCCAATCATTCCTGCGCGAGATTGCCTTGCTTGCATATCTGCTTGGTATTGAGCCATGTTTCTTGCGTCAATTGCGCTTGCTCGCTCACGGGCAAGGTTCAGCGGAAGATTGTAGTCAAGCTCAGGACCGAGTGATTGCCCAAGTCCAAGCGCAGTTCCACCAATAGATGTTCCTGCACCATAGGATGCTGGAGTTGCACTAAGCAAACCAAGACCCGGCTGGGAGTAAAAACCACCAGCCATTTCATATGATCGTTGCCCAGCCTGTGCTGCTTCAGCACGCTTACGTGCCAACACGCTCTCGCGGCCCATAGCTTCTTCGACAATCGCGGCGTTTCCACCAAGTCGTCCTGCTGCTTGGAACCCTTCACGGGCTTGTTGCTCGTAAGTCCTGCGCTCTTGCGGTGTTACTCCCTGCGCGGCCGCCCTAGCCCTTTCAGCTTCTTGTGCCGAAGCACGAACGGCTGCGGCCTGTTCTGGCGAAAGTGCCTCCATCAACCCACGGGTCAATGGAACTTGACCAGTCATCTGACCAAGCTCTTGGGCGCGGAGATCCGCCATTGATTGTGCCGCCTCAGTGCCAGCAGCACGTTGCAATGCTTGAAGTCCAGTAAGGGCCTCACCACCGAAACCAAATGCCTGCCCCATAAATTGTGGGGTATATTCGCCTTGGAGTCCAAGAAACGCAGGAAGAGCTTGACCATAATAGCCAGTAACACCAGATAGCTGTTGCTGTACAACACTAGGCTTACCGCTTCTCCTTTGCTTGAAAATGTCTGTAGGTTGAGGTATGCTTGGTGCGCTTCCTCCTAGTAGTGATCCCATATTATTTTATTCTATTAAGGGTTTTTTGGTAATCCCAGATTCTTATGCCATTTTTGTTTTTGAATTGCCTTTGGAATGAAATAAACTCAAAGTCTCCATCAAATTCACGTAACAGGAATGGCATTTCTCCAGCACAATATGTAACAAATAATGAATTGGAGTGGTGCCGTTGCGTTGGTTGTATTGGGTCACTTGAGTGAGAGAAGAATCCAATTGCAAAGCATTCGGGACGGCACAAAACAAAACCATGACACAAATGCCAATCAAGCAAATGTGAGAAGTTTGTGTTGTGATTAGAATAGTCATTAAATGCTTTTGCTATATGTTGGTTCATCGAATGACGCAGACACTTACATGGGAGTAATCATCAAGGCTGTTACCAGTTGATGTTGTTGTAATTGTAGCGGTCGAACTAGAGGCTTGATAGCCATTTAAGAATTGGTTAGTCGTACCGCCAGTCGTCCCACCATTATCGCTTACACTTCCATATACTGCAAAATCAGCATCTGGCAACGCAGTTGTAAATGTTACAGTGTAAACTCCATTTGCGGTTTTTAATACAGATGAGACATTTCCAGATGCTCTAATCAATCTGTTTGTATTTGCAGAGCTAACAGCACCAGTAGAATCTTTTGTGGCATCGAAATTAACCCATGCACGAACACCAAAAACTGGAGCGGAACCAGTTTGAGCGCCGCTTAACTTAGGAGCAGTAATGGCTGCATTTGCAATGTCACCAGTCGCAATTGTTCCATCAACAATATTAGACGAAGAAACAGTAATTCCCGTTGGCAGTGCACCAGTGCCTAGCTTTGACAGCGCAATTGCAGCGGAAGCGTTAATATCAGCGTTGACAATTGTGCCATCTAAAATTGCATTTGAAGTAACACAGCCAGTGCCAAGTTTAGAAGATGTAATTCCACCACCGGTAATCCTAATTTTACCGCTGGCAACCTCAAGTCCATCACTCAACCAAATAGCATCATTCGTAATAACTGTTTGGTCGATGATGTTATTCATCTTTGTGCTAGTGATTGTATCAGTAGCCGTAAATGTGTATGTGGTTTCAACTGCGCCCATAGCGGTTATTTCTGTGAGATGATTTGTCTGTTGGTAACTGAACCAGCGACCTTAATAGAGTGTACCTTGGGAGAGCCTAATGATCTTGTCAAGGTTAATGTTCCAGTATAACCCCTAATACCACCTAGTCTAAATCTAACTCCAGCAGTTTCTCCTTCTGGACTGGCCTCTAAAATACTCCCTCCAAGAAAATCTGTGGTTGTACCTATTGGTTGGGCAAAATCCGGGTCTTCTGCTGCAAATGATATGTTGTATTGCCCAATATCATTAGTTAAATTCTGCATTACAACTTGAGCATCAGTGAACCTTTTGCGCTCCATTGTCCCTAAATCATAACCACGGGTGGTCAGGGTAGAATTGATTTCAGTTTCTGCAATCGTACCACCAGAAATGGATACATTCAGGCGGTCTACCGGTGAGTCTACCGCTTCAAGTTGATGCAAACCACCATTGGCGGTCACAGCATAGATATTGTCACGCACCCCAGCACTCCCAATGACAAAATTATCAATTAAAAAGCTAGAATCACCGAATGTATCTAGTGATTCCCAACCTTTATTAAGGAAGTTAAATACTAAAATAGAGTTATTTCCACGCGCATCATTGGCCCCAACAACAGAATCCAGTGGCACAGCAAGGTAATAACGATTATCAAACAGCACACCTACAGATTTATCGGCGTAATTCTTATTGATTCGGTCGATGTATGGCTGGATGTTCTTGGAAATTGGTTCATCTGCTCCACGAAGGTTGTAATCGTTGAGGAACTCAACAGCGTAAACCCCATCATCAGACAGGAACATTACCATGTTGCCACGGGAAACAATGCTTCTACGAGCCAAACAACCAATTTCGGAAGTCAGTTCCGTAACCTTCGTATCTAGCAAACTACCAACCGTACCAGAAATAAGGTGCAAACTATTGCGGTTAAGAACAATTAGTGCATCGTCGTAAAATCCGTGCATCCCAACCACATAGTCGGCAGTTCCACCACTGATTCGAAACTGGTTTTCGATCTGATCAAAGGTCGTGGTGTCGAGAATATCTGAAACCGCAATTTCGTCGGTAATCTTGGTGCTGGTATAGACTGGAACATTGTATGGTCCAGCTTGGTTGTAGTAGTGTGGAACCCACAGGCGGCGTTGGAAGTACACACCCCAAGGCGCACCGGGTTGATGCATAAAGCCGCCACCTACGCTGAACCTGCCGCCAAACTCAAAAGCATCAGATGCAGATGTATTGTAATCACCAATAGGAGCATACCACTTAATCGTGGTAGTCGTGGCCTCGGTCACATAGTACTCGTTACCCACCATGCCAGAAAGTTCTGCAGTTGCGGACTCACGAACTACGATAATGTCTCCAGCACGAATTGTTGTATTGCCGGTAACGGTTGCTGTAACTAATCCAGAAACCACGTCGACATCTTTGGCTTGAATATTGAATGTTTGTGGTTGGGTGTATGTGCCACCGGGCGATAGGGTAAACCCATCGGTCATCGTAGCTGCAGAAACACCAAATGTCTGTGTTTGGCTGGTCGTAAAGGTGTAAGTAAAAGTATCTTGGTCAGTAACGGAAACCACCGCAAATGTGCCATTGGCAGGTGTACCGCCAGTAAGTCCAGCAACTGTAATCTGCGCCCCAGCCAATAACCCATGATCTTTGACGCTCATGGTTACCGTCGTAGTCCCAGCTTGTGAGGCAGACAAAATAGGACGGCCATTCGGGAACCATTCAAACGCCTGTTTCCCATCACGGAAAATCATCACTTTATCGAATACCTGTATCATGTCGGTGTCCTCATCAATAGTAAGGCCCGGAGGATATGGGATATTCGTAACGCTGTAATCCGCTAGGTCGACCTTCTTGGTCACCGTATCCAACGCAATAATGACAAACTCTTTATTGCTGGTATTAGGGTCACTAAACAAACAAGAAGCCCTTACATTGGCACTAGCCGAATCGTTAATTGGCATTTGGCTAATTGTGCCAGTACCAGAAACACCCGTAACACCAGTCACAGGAAAACTCATCTGATTGGCACTCACATAAGTAAGAACCTTGGCTCCATTGTTATTGGTTCCAGTAAAACTCAAACCAGCAATCACCGCATATCCGCTAGATCCAATTTCAAACCCATGATTAACACTGGTCGTTACCGTAACCACATCCGCTGCATAAGTAGCAGAAGATATGGTCTTCGCGGAATCAATCAAATAAAATGGCAACTGCAATGGCGTAGCACCAGTAGTTAACGCCCCAGTTCTAGCATATATCCCCTTACGAGGCCGCCAGTAACCCTCCATCCGCCCATTCAGTGACTCTCTAACCTCACCCGGCTGCAACTGGTTAAGCTGCAACCTCTGGTTCACACCCACAAAGCCACGATCGCCATCCTCTCCGATCGCATCATCCATCGCACTACGGCTCTGGGCAAACTGCGACATTATTCAAAGTAAACAATAACAACGCCAGAAGTTACCGCAACCGACGAGAATCGGCCACCAATACCCAAACCAGCAGGCAGGGTAATAGACTGCAAACGGGTCGGGTTGGCAACATTGCCAGACGCACTAGCAACCGTACTCAACACCGCGTCATTCACAACTTGAATCCAACGAATGTTACCAGTGTAGCTAGTACCAGCATTAAGCACAGTACTGCCATTCTGTCCTTGGAGATCGTATGCAACAGGGGTAGACATAAATAAATAAAGG